CACATAGACTGAATACCGAAACAATAAAAAATAAAAGTATATTTTGGGCGATAAACAATTCGCCAACTTACAGAAAAGAATTTGCAAGGTATCTCGTTACGGTCGAAAACAAAGTGCCTGTTGAAAAAGACTATTACAAATTTATTGGTGTAGGACACGCAGGCTATCAGTTTGTAAATGAATTCCAGCCGTATTTAGCAAGAGATATCTATAAAAAATATTGTTATGATGGTGCAAAAATATTAAATCCATGTGCGGGTTGGGGTGGAAGAATCATTGGGTTAGCATCGTGTAGATTTAAAGATATTGAATATTTAGAAGTTGAGCCAGCAACACAAACATTTAAAGGCTTATTAGAATTGAAAAAATTTCTTCGTCTTGATA